TCGATGATATCCGGGATATGGCACGCGACCACCGGGAACGTCGTCACAACTACATTCTCTCGATTCTCCAATGGAGTGCAGATCCCTTCACTCAGATGCTCGACACGCTTCAACCGCAAGTGGATGAGAAGCTCCATGACCAGATCCCCCACATCGTTCTTCCCGCCGCCAGGCTGGCGATGTCCAAATTGTGCGCGGGGCTGACGACGCTGAGTCGGGAGGGTCTCGACATCCGGAACACCGCAATCGACAAAATGGCCGGAGTTCTATTTGACACGCTTGATCTTGGAGAATTGAAATATGCACTGTGATACTACCGAGAAAGCGATGTTGACCACCCATGGTATCGGGTGTCTACCCAAACCAAAAGGCAACCCGGCCAAACTGACCTCAGGACGCACGTTGGATCATGTGGCTGGCGTGTACGATTTCCTCGAACCCCTGATGATGTTCGGGCTGGACCGGACTATCCGCGTGGAAGTCCTCCGCCTTCTTGCCCTCAAGGGAGGTGAACGGGTCATTGATGTAGGATGTGGGACGGGAACCCTGACCCGCGAGATCGCCGGTGCAGTACCTGGCGACCGGCCGCCCTGCGTGGTCGGGGTTGATGCCGCCACCGGAATGATTGCTGTCGCCCGCCGCAAGGCGAAGCAGTTGCCGAATATTGCCTTCGAAGCCGCACTCGCCGAACAACTTCCTTTTTCCGAGGGGTCTTTCGATTGCGCCCTGTCGACCATGTTCTTCCATCACATCAACGCCGACCTGAAATGCCGCACCTTGAATGAAATATGGCGAACCCTAGTGCCAGGCGGTCGGACTGTGATCGTAGATGTCTCGCCCCCGACAAACTTGTTCGGCTCGATTTGCGCCTGGGCGGGATATGTCCTGTTCCAGCAGGCGGAAATCCGCGAGAACATCGGAGGCAAACTCGAGGAGGCCTTTGGCCTCTCTAAATTCCGGAACTGGCGTCGGGTGGCCCAGTACGCGGGTTACATATCTGTCTATGTGTTGGAGCGGGAATAAACAAACAAGGAGATTGAATCAGATGAAGAGGAAACTGGTAATTCTGGCAACCCTGGCTGCGAGTATGGTCCTGACCAACGCCCGAGCCGATAGCGCCGGCGACGCCATGGGTATCGCGGTCAGCAACTACGTGGCGGGTATCATGAAGGGTCTTCAGGGCGTGGCGGAGCAGCACCCGACCAAAGACACTTTCAGGGAACAGATGAAGCCTTTCATGGAGAGCACACCCGGAGTATTTGGGGCCTCTCTGATCGACACCAACTTCGTCATCCGACAAGTCTACTATCGGCGTGACTTCCTCGCCGTCGGATTCGACCTGAAACGGGTTAGCGAACTGGACTATTTCTGGAAGTTGACCCAGAAGAAACCCGAGCCCCAACTCAGTGAACCGGGTCATGGCAGCCTGATTCAACCGCGTCTGGTGGCCATGCGTTACCCGATCCTCGTGAAGGGGGAGTTCAAAGGGATTGTCTCGGTGATGATTCATACGGAGGACTTCCTGCAGGCGGTGGGGTTAAGTTCCTGCAGCGCATTCAAGATCATCTGCCTCGGAACACTGTCCGAACAAAAGGGAGAACTGGGAGCGGACCATCATACGGTTAAGCTCACGTTGCCGTCAACGGAGTGGGAAATCCAGTTTCAGAAGTAGGAGAACATGATGAACGTATTCATAGCGGGCGCAGGGGGACCACTCGGCAAGGAATTGGTCAACGCCTTTCTCGACCGAAATGACCACGTCACGGCCATGGGGTACAGCAAGAAGGAGTTCACCGGGTTACGACACCCCCGGCTGACGGTGCTGGCGTGCGATGTCACCAAACCGGAACAACTCAACGGCGTATGCAAGGGGGCGGATCTGGTGATATCTTGCCTCGGGATCACCCGCATGCGCAACAAGTTGACTCACATGGATGTGGATTACCGGGGCAATCTTAACCTGCTCCGGGAGTGCGAGAAACAAGGAGTTCGCAAATTCACCTTCATCACCCCGGTGGGTGCCGCTCATGGGGAGGAGCACGGGGTTCCCCTGCTCAAGGCCAAACACCTTTTCAAACAGGAGTTGAGAAACGCAAAACTCGAATGGGTCATCTTCCGGGCGGGGGGCTTCTTCCAGGATCTCGCAGAAATGGGGAAGATGGCCGCCAAGGGTCCCATGATCATCATCGGGCCGGGAACGTACCGGTTCACCCCGGTTGATGTCCACGATGTTGCGCGGGTTATGGTCGAGGACAGCGTGACCAAACGCAATGCCGTGGTCGAGATCGGCGGACCTGAAGACATGAGTTGGAACGAAATCTGCCAAACCTGTTTTGCGCACTACGGCAAGAAAGTCCGTATTGTCCACGTACCCGTCTGGCTCTGCCAGGCCACCTTGCTCCCTCTTAAATTCTTTTCCTCCTCAAAATTCGCCATGGGTAAACTCATCCTCTATATGTCGACACACGATTTACCCACAGAGAAAAGGGGACAACTGCGGTTTGCCGATTACCTGGCGGCAAACAGTCAAGTCTGAGGAAATCCCGATATGGCGCGCCTGACAGGAGTCGAACCTGTAATCTTCTGATCCGAAGGCGGAAAAACATTAAAATTTGCCAATAAAATCAATGTTTTTCATCCCCAGCGACGACAGGCACCGCCCCGAGTCGTAGCAAAAATGGTAGCAAAATAACACGCTCTACAGTTACCAAGACGGCGGTTTATGGAACGTTCCCCGTGCGTCCGTCAGCGTAGGTGGGAACTGGCTGGCCTGGAGGGCTGCTTCGCGGATGTGTTTGTAGAATCGCGCAGTAGATTCAAGTGCCTTACATGGCGTCTTTTGAGGGTTCAAGACGCCGACTGTTTTGTGAAACCGGTCGGCGACGACCGCGACAGGCGTTTTCAGATCCGAATCGCCGCTGATAACCACGGCGCACTCATAAGCATTATCGAACGCATCCAGCATGAGGTGAGATGCTAAATTCACGTCAGACCCCTTCTCTTCCGTCTTAACGACTTGCACGAATGCTTTCTGGCCAGGTTGCGGGACGGCCAGCGGCATCCACACGACATGTGACAGATAGTGGCCGAAGACAATCTGGAAATTCGGGATAGTCTGGAGTGCCCGCAGATAGAGCAATTGCCGATTGGGTTGATCAGGGTCGTTTTGACGCGGTTGGACACGAGCGGTGAAGTATTTGATGCACACCACATCGTTTTTGGGAATCATCACGCGGCAAAGCGCCTGAAGATCAAGCCATTTGTAAGACGTGCCCTTGACCGCTCCATAGTAGAGGTTGAAGGCATCGACGTATACAAAGGTTTTCATAGTTGGATCCAGAAAAAGCAAGAGCCGACCCTTTCGGATCAGCTCTGCACCTCTTCGCCGAAGCTACCAAGGTTGTTTCTGTTAATAATAATAGAGAGAATTGCGTGCCGGAGCAATGTGAATTTATTCATTTTTTTGCCGTCCAGTCCCTACAAGCCTCGCCGGATTCCGGCCATCCCTTCCTCGCGCCGGATGGAGGTCGGCCTCTACGGCGTCAAACAGGCGGCGTGTCGAGTTGTTTTTCACCTTCAATCCGGCGTGTGGGGCTCGCGCCAGGATTGCAGAGTGCAAGGGTGGAATAGGTCACCCCCCACCCCGGAACAATCCTGATTGAGCGTCTTCTCGCCTCTTCTATCCTCTGCAAGCACTCCCTGGCGCGGATCCGCATTAAATCGCTCGGTGACGGTGCTTCAACATTGTTGGCTTGATCCTTGAGGCAGACTCCCAAGGCATCCATAACATCCGCTGAGGTAAATGGCGTCCAGACAAAGGCGTCAACGCCCACCTCTTTAAGTTGGTTAGGCAAGTCCTGCGTTCCGGGAATGCCCCGAGTGCAGCAGGCAATGATGGGTGCCGCGAATTGCGATTTCAAACGTCTCAATAATTCAACGACCTTGATAGGCCATTCATCACGGTCGCCGGAATACTTGATGTTGTTGATGCAGGGGACAATAAGATTGAACGATTCGCGGGATACCAGCCCCAGTATTTCTTCCGCCTGCCAACGGTCGGTCACTCTCACGGCGATTTGTTCGCCCAATGTCTGCTGAAGCAACCGAGTAAACGTTGAACTGAAACTTGCCTCCCCACTGCACGTCAGCATGGAAAAGACTATCATGTTGTCGGCAGTTCTTGCCTTAACTGGCGATATTTGGCTTGAATCCTTGGCCTTCTCCGCCTTCTCCTTGAGCATCACGTTCTTTGCCGCCCGCCGCTGACAATCCGCTATCGGCATTGCCGGATTCTCCTTGCGGAGTCTCGCTACTTCCGCGTCTATCATCATTCCCGTTTTCCTAGTTCCACAGCTCATCGCTAACCTCCCCGCGTAATCATACCCCGATTATGGTCATCAGTTCAGCGACGCCATAAGTCCCGGAATCTGCTCCCGCCACTCTATTTGCTCCTGTAAGTCCCGGCGTTCCTTGGCCAACCAGGCAAGAATCTGGCTTACGTCGTAAAGATTGCGGGTTTCCTTGGGGGCGCCAGGAACAGGTTCGGCACGGCAAACGGCAATAGTCGTGGGGGTGTTGTCTTTGTACAGGCCGGTAATTTCCACGTCGAAACCGGTATGGGCGATATGAAATGCACGAGTTGCGGCCTTGAATCCCCATGCCTTCCGCAATACTTCTTCACTCCACTGGGCCAACCGGTTCACGGCAATCGGGTTTTTGCGCCAGTTCTCAAAGTTTTTCTTCTCGGCCACGGACTCCTTTAGCCCAGATGAAAGCACATCACCAATGTCATCAAGGCGAAGATCGCCGGAATGCCGACGGCGCATATCGGCACGAGTCACGCCAATGATTAAGCCATTGCTGCACACCAAGCGGAACCAGCCCATGAGGGCACGGAAGCGCGTGCTCCCGTCAACGGAATTGATGCATTCAAGGCGGAGGGCCATGGGGTGGCCGTCGCCGGGATCAAAGTCGTATCTTTCAGGCAGGTAAAGACTGAGCGTCATGCGCTCGCCATACTCGGTGATTTTCAATTCCGCTTTCACGTCAGCGGGAGCAATTTTCGCGCCATCAAGGGCTTTTGTCGCAACATCCAATACTGCGGTATGTGGCACAAGAACGTAATCCTTGGACACTACGCCAACCGGGATGAAGGTCGTGTCCTCGCTATAAGGCAGTCTGACAATGGTGTCGAGGCGCTCATTCAGTCGGGATTGCTCGTTGCCGGGCTGAGTTAAGCCGAAGCTGCGCCGTTCAAAGGTGGGTATGTGCTTGCGGATGTCAGTTAGTGATCCCTCGTGATACTTCACCAGCGAGTTGAACCATTTGGGCTTGTTGTCGGCAGTTTGGGGTCCTGGCTGAGATGAACGCATGGCCTATACTCTTTTCGTTGTCAGAAGACTCGATCCTCACTTTCACACACATAGTAACCATACAACACGGTCAAAGAATGTCCGTCTGATTGCTTTGCCTGTTGGTGTCCTTCGATTGCAGTATCAACAATGAACTTGGGTTCGTCTACCCACCATTCTGTGATTCGGTCTTCTTGATCTCATCTAGCAACCTATGAACAGATTGCATTGATTCCCATCCAATCGACTCGGTGTCACGGTCGTATTGGAGGGCTGATTGTCCCTTGCGATCGACGGCCCCGTGTTTGCGGAGCAAGTCGGCGATGTCGCGCCGTTCGTAGAACACCGCGTAGTCGAGGGGAGTGTCGCCCGCCTTATTTCTGGCCTCCACTTTGGCCCCGTGTTCAATCAACATTGTCGCAATGTCCATGCGGCCCTCTTGGGCTGCTGCATGAAGTGCCGTCCGCCCGAGGCAGTCGGAAACGTTCACGTTATCGCCGTGTGACAGACAGAGCGCCACATCGTCAGGAATGCAATCGAAGGCTGAGTAAACGATCGCATCTGGATCATCTTTGTAGTTCTCGTTCATTTTCTGGCCGAATAAATACTTCACACTTATTGAATGCCACACTATTTCCCCGATTTCCTCCTATTGTCGTCCATGCACAGCATCGGGCAGTTCGCCGCGTTGGGTTTCCCGTCCTTGTTCCACGCTCTGGACTGTGGCGCGACCATATTATCGATTCCCTTTCGCCCGATTGTGGGTAATGCAAAGCATCTCGCAGTTCTTGGCCGAACTTTTGCCGCCTTTACTCCACGCGGAAACGTGGTCGGCGTCCATTTCGTCGAACTTATAGATCCGGCTCTTGTTAGCGCCGTGCCCAACCGCGCAATGCGGGCAGTTGGTCTTACCCTTGCGCTCAGCTGCTTGCGTCTGCTTAGCGTATGTGGCCCGCTTGACCGGCGTGTCGAAGACCCGGACCTCCAACAACTTCGTATCGACCAAGCCGCCCAATAGGAACTCGAAAATTCCCTTTCGGTTAGTGACGCAGTCATCGGCGGAAAGCTTCTTTACACCATCCGAAATCTTCTTCGGATCGTTGAACTTCCCGTGGTACTCCTCGTAGAGCCTGCCCCACTCCAAACCCTTCATTTCCGGGAGAACGTCAACGAATACGGTTGAAACCCAGTCGATCACGCTGTTGAAGTAGGTCTTCAGTTCATTGATGTTGTTCTCGTTGCGATGAGCGTTCATGTAGCCGTCGATATCGCCCTTACTCACCCAGTCCAGAGCCCGCTCCAAGAACTCCTGCCGGTTTGCGCTACCCTTGATGTACGCGCTCCACTTCTGGTTGTTTGCGTTCTGGCTGTTGCTGAACTCCGCCTTCGCAAGGGTCACGAACGGACCTGAGTAGATAGCGTTCAATAGTTCTTGGTCGTTGAGCGGCACACCTGCGATGTTGATAGTCTCAAACCACTTCTTAATGTCGGTCTCCGTGCCCTCGCACTCGTAGATCAGCAATTTCGAGTCCTGAATCTTGGCGCGTTGGTCAGCGGCCATGCTGTCGAAATACTTCGGATTGCCGCTTTCCATGATTGCGAACTTTCCCGTAACGAACCGCCCGATACTGGTGATCCGTTGCTGGCCGTCCAAGACCTCGAACTTGTCCTTGCCGACCATGTTGAAGTAGATCAGCCCGAGGGGATAACCCTTAAGCAGGGAGTGGATCACATCCTGCTCCTTCTTGCCGCCGCCATCAGCATATATGTAGTTACGCTGGTACTCCGGCTGGATGGTTAGTTTCCCACCCAGCCCGAACAGACCTTTGCCCTCCAATTGGTTATACACAAACCCGTCGCAGATATCGGCAACGGTGATGTTGGTCCTCAGCGTGGTATTCACTATTTCTTCCCTTTTGTGGGTTGGGTGCGACGGTGCCGGATGACGATTCTGTCGTACATTCGGCGAAAGGTTCCATCTCCATTGTCGATGTAGAAACGAGGCCCGCCGGGCGAGTAACTTCCCTTTGGTGCAACTTGAGACATCGGGACGCCAAGGTTCATGCTTGATCCGAGAATCTCAAACTGGTCCGGGTTGTACTTGTCAATGAAGGTTATGGGAACGCCCATGGCACCGTCGTAGTCGCTGGGGATTTCCTTGTAGGTGCCCACCTCGATCGCGTCGTAGTTCGCGTACCGGTCGTAAGCGGTCTTGCCCCTCAGATTTTTGCTGAACTTCAAATTCTCGGCCATGGTCATAAGTTTCAAGGGCTGGTGGCGGCGACCATGGTCTAGATTTGTGTACCAGCACGAGGACGAAACGCGAGCAATCTTTCTGCCCGTATCTTGGTTTATGTGGTGAAAGCGCTCCCAGTGAGCAGGCACCTCAAAAAACATCCCGACGTTGAAGTTCGTGCAACCTAGCCATACCCTGTTATCCTTGATAAGCGGGAAGATGTCCTTGTAGGTGATCGAATTGGTATTCCCGATGATGAGAAACTTCTTCCCGCACTCCACAAGCTGGGCGACATACTCGCGAAAAAGGGAAAAGGGCGGGTTGGTTACAACAATATCCGCCTGTTTGAGGAGCTCGACACACGCGGCGCTGCGAAAATCGCCACCGGGGTACTTGTCGTCCGCTTTTAAGGCTGTCCGGTTGGCATTGCGTTCAAGGATGAGCTTCACGTCATCGATGTTCGCCGCGCCGTCACCGTTCTCATCTTTCACATGGTCAAGGATAACAGCGAGTGCCTTGGGCTTTTTACGCTTGCCGTTGCCCTCATTGTATTCCGGGAATAGGGTAAGCTGGCCAGCGATAGGAGAACCGTCGTAGCTGGTGGCGATGAGCTTCTTGAGATGGAGCGTGTTGAATTTGATGGCAAGGTATCTGAAGAAGTCGCTCTCGAAGGGGTCGTCGCAGTTGCAGTAGACGACCTTGCCGTGGAAGGTGTCGGGGTCGAACTCCAGGTAGGCCTCGACCTCTTTCTCTATGTCTTCGTACTGGGTGTAGAACTCGTCCTGCTTGGCCATCCTCGCGGCACCGAGGCCTCGGTTACGGACTGGAATGTTATCAGTAGTCGGGGAAGCGGTAGTGCTTCGAGTAACTTCTTTATGGATTTTAGTCATGAGGGGTGGCTCCATTGAGCTAGGACGCCTCACCTCAAAAAGAAGGGGACGCGAACTCCAAGCTCACGTCCCTCTCGAAGGGCTACGACACCCTCTGTAGAAACGCAAGACAAGTAGCCGCGCCCCCAAGGGAGCGCGCTACCGCCAGCGTCGTTTCCACAGTTCCGAAAGTGTCGTAGTTTTCGAGAGGAACGATCTGCGCGTTAACGCATTAAATTGTATTTGTCAGTTATCTGTTGTCGTTCAATTCTCCTTGAGTCCGGAGCCAACCTTCAATGGTGTCCGGACTACAGGGAAACGTACCGCTGGGGCGGATGGGCGTCAACGGCAATTCCTTCCGCTTTCTGACAGAGGGTTGCCCTGTCCGGATTAACTGCGTCCGGATCCCCATTGGCCCGCATGGTGCGCCGGGGCAGGAAAAGGGATAGTTCGCCTTACTACGGATATTGACGGTTCGCGACAATCGGCCTTGAATGTATCGGCCTGGGTTCACTCTTGAATACAGAGGCAGGGTTGCAGAGTGCAAGGGTGGCATCATCCCCTCCCCTTCCTCTCGGAATCTGCCCCCAGTTGCCGCCCTTACCGGGTAGCCTCTCGGAACCTTGCCGCGTCAGCCCGTAGCCCTATCGTTAACAGCCTTGCATCTGTAACCCTAGCAACAATCCCAGTCCCTTAAAACACACCATTCGGGTAGTCGTCCGCAAACGTGATCTCGATACCACTAAAACGATCCATCTGTCTCATGTCAATGGCCTCCTGAATCTTTGGCCTGTCCATGGACACGGCAATATACTGAAGGCAGTCGGCCAAATGCGAATATTCGCCCTTCTCCGGCTCGTCGGCATACCTGGCCGTCCCGTTCACTGGCACACGCTTGAAGTAATACTTGCCGATGAAACCCTTGCGTAGCCTTTTACACTTCGGGTCTATGATAAAGCCTTCCTCAGAGTCCTTCCCGGCGTCGCCCCATAGCGGATTCTCAACCTTTCGCGTTCCTGGCAATCGCTTGAGAAGAAACCCCTTAACGGCCTCTTGCCGCGCAACCGGACTCTGGCTCGATGCGGGCTCTACAGCCAATCCCTGCGCCTGGGCCTCCTCGAAACAGGTTCGCTCATCAACCTGACTGCGCTGCGCCCCGGCAGGATCCCCGCGACAAATGATCGTCATGCCCGCATAATTCGCATTGATATGGGGCTTAACACAGTCTCGAAGGAACTGACGTACCCCCATGAAACCCTCGGAGTAGAGCTCATCAATCACTCGGAGCTGTCCCTGCCGTGATAACTGGCAGAAGCAGGCGGCGCAATGGCCAAAGTCGAACCCTACCCAAATCGGTAGCCCGCGCATGATCTCAAGGGGTTTTGTGGAACAATGGCGCTGGTCGCTGTACTCGGGATAGACCGGGCGCCCGTCAGCGGTGACTCCGTACTCGTTCAGTAGGTTCACCTTGACCCAGTGTTCATCCTTGCCCTCTATCAAATCGAGCCAGTATTTCGCCCCCTTGGGCTGAAACTGGACATTCTCGGCCTCGGGATTGATAGACCACCCTCCTGCCGAGTTCCGGACAAGCGCCGATGGCTGATTGAAGAACCTCGCATTGTTCGGCTGCTCCACCTCGGCCATGGCATACCACCAATGGTCTTCATCCATCGAATTTGTGTCCATCCACATCCCGGACCAGGTGAGCGGGGCAATAGTCGCCTGGGGGAACCGGCCTGTGCGGGAGTGGATGTAGTCAATAATCGGTTTATCCTTGATCTCACTGGCCTCATTCACCCATGCCCAGGTGACTTCAAGGGATTTCAGTTTCTTGATGTCGTCGGGCCGATCCATGCTGATGAAGTCAACCTCCATGTCCATGCGGGTGCCATCCCCCATAGGCGACAATCCCCGGTAATGCCAGTGGATAGTCGGGCTCGTAACGAGTCGCCCCATGGGAAGCCACTGGAGCCATGTCTTGATGGTCGTCTGACGGAGTTCCGGGTATGTGTTGCGGATACAGACTCCGCGTGTGTAGCGTACACCATTTTCGTCCGGCGCCTGTTCCCTGGCGCGAATGAACGCCTCGCAGACCATTCCGGAAGACTTGCCGGAGCCGATGGGTCCACGCACCCCCCTTATTTCATGGTTGTCAGCGTGGAAGGCACGTAGGGTCGCGCTTGGAATATAGGTTATTCGTTGTTCGGTTGTAGTGTTCATGCCTTGCGAATGTCCACGATGATAACCGATGCACTATTGTTGTTCGTGTCCCGATAGAGCCCGTCCATCTTGTTCAGGAGGTCTATGGCATTTTCAGGATCACGAACCTTGATTTCAGTGATTACCGCAGAATCTTCAGTTGTCCTCGCTTTTAGTGATGAGACAGCGCGGGGGTTCTTTGATTCTGGCCCGAAGTCAACCCATGATCCATCCTTTCCGGCAACCACATAGTCCGCAACATTCCCCCTGGCAATCTCGGAGAGAATCCGCTTACGTTCGAGAATATCCATGACGGTGTCATCGGCGGCCTTGGACTTTAGCCATTCAACCCTTGCTCTAACCTTGCGTGCTAAACGGGAGCCAAACTCATGTACAGTCTTGTCCTTCCATTGCTTGCTCTTTGGATAAACCGCCCTGTAAGCCTCGGACTGGTTTGCACCCTTGGCGACCATCTGAGCAAAGACTTCGTGTGTGCGGTTGGTGAGAGGATCACAGGGGCCGACGGCCTTCTTCTGATTGACTGCTATTTCATTCATAACTCGTTGCCTTTCTTGATGTTATTTATTAATCCATTGAAAATTCAAAGAAACCATCCCATGCCATGTGGGGACCGAAACTACGGGTGATGGTGTCAATATCCCGGTGCGCCACTCTGGACCAGGTGGCAGAGACCCCACCATCCGCACCGGAGACCTCCGAAACCACAAGGGATGGGGCGGGGATGATTTTCATTTTGGGGCCCTCCTGAATGACTCCCATTGGAACGAGATGAAATAGCCACACTCAGCCAACCTATCAGCAATTGAAGGCCCCACCTTGGCAATGAATGCCTGTTCTGCGTCATGGGTGATTAGGATGGTCGACCGCTTTTCCCGGTATCGGGCATCAATCAACCGTGTGAGAATCTGCCCCTGCCAGTCGGTTCCACTGATCTCATCGCATTCATCGAGTACCAGCAGCGGGGCACTCGACATAATGTCCAGGATGGAGTCCTCCGATTCTTCTGATCCGGATTTGAACGTGCCCTTAATTTCTGTGAACAGGTCCCCCAGAACGCGGTATTGAGATTTTAGATTTTTGGTTTCTGCTATAAAGCGAGCAACGCCGGTTGCGAGCTGGGTCTTGCCGCGTCCTCGGTCCCCAAGTAATACGAAAAGTGAGCCTGTTCCTAACTGCGAGATTATTCCCTGGAGTTCGGTGTTCCATGCGGGATGGTTGTCAGACAGGACACGGGCCAGGTTGTCACGGTGAAGGCGGGGGAATGATTCAGTGAGCTTGTCCTGTTTATCGACGGCATCCACGGCATATTCCAGAAGTGATCGCAACTCATAAGGGACTGGTTCACTGTGACCAGCCTGATCCTCAGTCATGCGGCGGATAGCATCAACACCATCACGCCATTGGTGCTTTGCATGATATTGAATGACGTTATCAATGACATTGACATTGAACAACAGCCTACCTCTAAGAGCCTGGAGTTTTGTTAAAGCTTCGAGAACAGTCATGGCTTGACCTCGACTTTCGGTAAACGTCTAAAAGGAAAACCATCCCCACCCCCGGCCTTTTGGTTAGGTGTTGTTTGTATTTTTTGATTCCTTTTAGATTCGAGGGACACCTTGTCACTAGGTTGTGTCCGATTTGTCACTACCCCCCTGTCCGATTTGTCTCTAGGGTGTAGACACCTTGTCACTATCGCTTTGGGGGGTAGGGACGCCTTGTCCCCAGGGGTTAGGGTAATGGTGTAGACATTAGATGAATGTTTGCCACCTTGTTTATAGGCTAATTCCCCCATGGCGATTATGCGAGGAATTCTGCGGGAGACTGTTCGCCGTGATATCCCCGCTTCCTTGGCGATTGTTGACAGAGAAGGCCAGCATTCGCCGTTATCATTCGCCCGATTAGTTAGAGCCCACATGATTGCTCTGTCCGCAAGTTTAGTCTGGGAATGTTCAAGCATGGCCTGGATGGCGGGGAAACTCATTGGCTTTTCCTTCTACGCCGTGCGGCGTGTTGGCTTTTGCGAATTCGCGGGAAACGTACGGGCGGCCTCGACGTGCTGTCCGGCACTCGGCGCACAGATTGCCGACATGTCCTGAAGACAGCGGGATGAACATCGTCGGCGTGCCCTGCTGGCAGCGGTGACAGAAGGCAATCATTGCGGTCCCTCCCCAGCCAGCACCAGTAATTCACCTCGGCGGTAACGTAAGGCCCCTCGAAGTCGAACGGGATGTAGAAGTCCGTCACCCACAAGTCGCTTAATCGTGTGGCGGGAACAACCCAGCAACCGACCCGCTTCCGCTTGGGTGAGCAAGAGCACCAGTGGGTGACTCTGGCGAACTAGCACATCACCTCCACGGAGAACATCCCGCAATATAATTTTGTCCTTGGGGCTCAACCCCTCGACGACCAACTTTGCCACCTCTAACTTGCTACTCATCGCTAAGCCTCTTTGTTTCTGAGCGGCGTTTATCGCGGCTCACCCCACGGCAAAGGCTCTTATTCCGGAAAGAAAAAGGCCGAAAATCACCTGATTTAAGGAGATTTCCGGCCAAAATACTTTTGAGGGGCTTTCTTATTCCGATGAATTATGGGGTGTATCCCTCCGTTGCTCTGGCGGGTTCGCGCTCTTGAATGGCTTCTTGGCATTCTTTAATGGCCTCATCCACGTCAACGTCTAGTTTATTGAACAAAACTTTAGGGTGTCGAGCCATCAGTCTTTCGCGCAATGCTTCAATGAATGCGTCCTTCTGGCTTTTGTTGCCACCTATTAGTCCGTGACCTGTTCGGGGAAGTTGCTTTCCGCCACCCTTGCTAAAAGTTTTCTGCAAACCCGTGAATTTTTGCAGAACACCGTCTAACTCTTTCAAAATTTTCTCGCGCCGTATCGTCCACCGGTCGCGTGAGTTAAGATCAAATCCGGCCGCCTTTCTGCGTGACTGCCATATTTCCACAATCTTCGCTATTTCAGTATTGCGGCATTGCGCAGGGCAATCGAGTGGCAGGTTTATCCACACAGAGCGAAGGGTGCGAAGGTAAGGCTCGACAACAAACCACGAGTGCGTTTCACCAATTGCCCGCTGTATTGCCGCACCACTGACAGGCGGATACTCTCCTGGTGGGGTGAATATGCGCTCACCAACGAATCGGGCAAGTGTATTCACATCTTCATCAATCGGCATAGGCAGGCCATCAGAATCATATACTGCTTTTTCGCCGTATTCTGCGGCATATGTCCGCACTTGAAGAACTAAACCATTTATCCAGTCCTCCTCCGACTTTGCCAATGCTGGGCCAATCGGCTTTCCATGGCGCTGCTCATGATCCAACATGAAGGAATCCTTCCGTCTCTCGGGGTCATCCGGATCCACCGCCTTGTATATGGGTGGTGCGTTTTTCTGTCGTTTCCCGCTTTTCCGATATTTCTCCACCACATCGCTTTCCGGTTCCTCTGGCCATCCGTTTTCCTTAATAGTCATTATCGCTTTAGCAAGTCGCACCTCAAAGTGATCTTCAAATTTCCTCACGTTCGCAACAAACGCCAACCCATCATCTTGTGTTTTCAACGCCTCGGATTGAGCCTTGATATTCATCAATTCTTCAAAGCACTTCGCAGACAAACCAAATGCTCGCTGTTCATCACCAGATTGTTGAAGTGCCTTCATTTTGGTCTTCGTCTTTTTCATATGATTGCTCCTGTCTCGGGTCTCGTTAATCGAATGGAATCAATGCGCCTCAGGATCCGATTAAAAAGCTTTCACTCAAGCGCGACATTCAATTGCGCTATGGCCGTCTGCTTCTGTGCGTCCGTAATATGAGTGTATCTCTCCGTCATTGCCGGGGATCCATGCCCGACCAGCTGTTGAACGACGTGCTGGGGAACATTGCCGGCCGCGCACAGCGAAACGAAGGAATGCCGCAAGCTGTGGAAACCCTTCACCACAGCCCGCCGCTTCCGGTTGCCGCCTTCCTCGATTTCCCGCATGGTTGTAATCTTGCAATCATCCACCAGGAAAGCTTGGAACATATCCGTTATCCTTGAGCGATCTTGCGCGTACAGCTTATGCTCGGCGGGGAAGAGGTAGTCAGAATCAGCGACGTGCTTATAATCAGCCAACAGGGTTTCAAGCTGCGGGTGAACCGGGACCGTGACTTTCTTTGACCCGGCCTTTTTTGCTTTGGCGGTCTTGTGCGGGATAACCTCGATGATCCCCTTGCCGATATTCGCCCACTTCAACGACACCACATCGGCCAGCCGGAGACCAGTGAACAGCCCCAGGGCAATCATCATCCTGAGCGTGGGGTTTGCCTTCTCCCACATAGTCTTGATTTCCTCGGCGGTAAACGGCTCCCTGCCCTCGGTTTCAAGCTTCTTGGTGGTCCGGTTGCGCCAGTGATTAACCGGCAGGCCCGCTTCAACCGCCAAGGATTTCCACACCGCGCCCAGGAATTTGATATGCCCGTTGAATGTACGGGGAGACAACTTCAACGCCCAAAGGTGCCTTGCGTAGGCTATGGCGTGGCCTTCCGTGACCTCATGCAGGTATTCAATGCCCTGCTCCCCTGCCCACTTGCTGAACCGCTTCCAGATTCCGGAGTATGAATCCTGAGTTACCTTGCCGGGGTTGCGCTTCTTGTCCGGGGCGTCAAGCCATGCCTGCCAGCCATCGGCCACCGTGATCTTGTTGCCCTTACTGCGAAGAATGCGCTGCGTAACCTCGGACAGGAGCTTGTCCCGCTGATCCTCCGGGTACAGCCCGACAACCAGGGTGATAACATCAGCGCTCTTGCCCATGCACTTGGAAAGGATATTGGCCCGGTCGCCGGAATCCGCGGGGAGATCGTTGATTGCCTTCTCGATGGAGTCAAAGCACTGCTCCAGGGACAGCCGCTTCTTGGCCGCATCGAACTCCCGTTGAAGGAAAGCCTCTGCGTCCCGCTTCACGGTGGTCTTGGTGGACTTCCACACCGGCTTGCCGTCAACCATGTACCGGGCGAACCAGTACGGGGAACCTTCTCGTTTTACTACCGTTGCCATTTTACACCACCCTTTCGTCTCTTGTTGTATCTGACGGGATACTATCAACAAAAGAGGTAACTTGAAAAGAAAAATGGTAGCACTAATGGTAGCAAAGTGAGACTGAAAAGCTGATTGCGCGGCGCGTTGTCTTGTGTAAGTCGTTGATTATCAATGGCGCGCCTGACAGGAGTCGAACCTGTAATCTTCTGATCCGAAGTCAGATGCCTTGTCCATTAGGCTACAGGCGCATTGAGGAAGGCAAACGATAAACGATGATCGTGAAAATGCAACAGAAACAATGTGGAATTATACTTCCAACAAGGCTCGCAGGCCATCTTCCAGACTGAACGCCGGTTCATAGCCGAGAGACCTTTGAATATTGCTGATGTCGGCGAGCGAATGCCGGATATCGCCGGCACGAGCCTCGCGGAACTGGGGCGCCAGTGTGCTTCCGGTGATCGTCTTCAAGGTTTCCCACAGTTGCAGTAAAGATGCCTGCCGTCCTGTCGCCACGTTGAAGATTTCACCCTTCCCTGCGGAGGGTGTCCGCATGGCCAGAAGATTGGCCTGCACGACATCCTTCACAAAGACAAAATCGCGCGTCTGGCCGCCATCGCCGAAAATGGTGGGAGCGCGGCCCTGACGTATATCATCCACAAACCGCGAAATCACACCCGAATACATGGATGTTCCATCCTGCCTGGGCCCAAACACGTTGAAGTACCGCAATGAAACCGTTTCAACGCCGTAGAGTCGGCTGAACAGTTTCAGGTAATATTCCCCCGCCAGTTTTCCCAGCGCATAGGGGGATTCGGGTTCAGGCAACATGGTCTCCCGCTTGGGCAGTTCCGGGTTATTGCCATAGACGGCGGCCGAGGAGGCCAAAACCACGCGCTTGACGTTGGCCTCACGCGCCGCCTGCAACACATTCAGGGTTCCGCGAATATTGATGGCATCGTTTTCATCAGGTTGCTCAACCGAGACGGCTACCGACACCAGGGCGGCCTCATGAAAAATATGATCCACGCCCTTCACGGCGTCGCGCAAGGCGACGGGATCACGGATATCCCCCCGAATCACTTCGATGCCGGAGCCGAATCCCTTCAGATTTTCAGGCTTCCCGCTCGAGAAATTATCCAGCACCCTGACGTCCACGCCTTCGGCAACCAGCGCCTCGGCAAGGTGCGAGCCAATAAAACCGCAACCCCCTGTGATCAGTGTTTTTCCACAACTCATGCCTTATAAGTACACCAATCAGGAACGGGTGCGCAACTTGATTCCCCGGCCCTATTCACTCAGAACTCGAACACTGTTCCCGGCTCCGGCGGCAGGAGTTGTTTCAGGAAGAGACGGCCTGTGTTGGAATAACTCCCGCCCTGCAGATCGACATAGAACACTTTTAGAGAGCCGCCGTTGGTGACAGTATTTCCGCCGCCGCGGTTATCGAATGTTCCGCCCAGGGTATCCACGGTCTGCGCTCTCAAGACAATTCCACCGCCGGCGCCGGTGCCTCCACTTCCGCCGTTTCCGGCTGGGTAGCACTGGGCGGGAATCGATGCACCGCCCGACCCGCCATAACTCTGACCTGGTGCTGAAGCGCTCCCCATATTCCCGCCTTGTGCTGGATTCATCTGGGTCTGGCCCGTGCCCCCGTTTTGACGGGACGCCGCGAGTCCCCTGGCCAGAACGGAACCTCTGACAACAATGGAATTGGACGAAACAAGCCGTATCCAGCCGCCGCCGGGATTACCCCCGCCACC